AATGCCGATAGCTTCGAGCTTGCCCTTGATTTTATCAAATGATTGAGAGAGGGATTCTACTTCGTGCTTTGAGTGCGAGGCCCAAGTTTGAACATCCTTAGTGGATTTCTTGAGCGCATCAGTAAGGGGCGCGGATTTCGCCAAGAATTCGATATAGAGTTTTAAGTTGTCTTGGCTCACTATTTCACCCTATTTTTTTACGGAAAACTTTTGCTTTGATCGTTCCGGTGTCGGACTTGACACCGCTTTCTTTTTTCGAAATCTCAATAAATTCATCAAGAAATCCTTCGGCTGTTTGTAAATCCATGTTGTGAATCTCATCGAGCGAAAACCCGATTTTTTTCAGCAACAGAACAAGTCGAAGGTATTCTTTACGAGAATCAGTCTTTTTTGATCCTATTTTTTTTAAGCCGCTCATCTGCGGCAAGGAGTTCTTCGAAATCGTCCCGATCCATGTCAAGGATAGTATCGGGAGTGATCTTCTCCTTCGGAATGCCGTCAATGCTTATGCGGCGAGCATAGACGTGAGCTGATTCAACAAGAGGGTTGTCGGTGCCTGCGAGCGCGGAAAGAACCTCTGCATTGTCGCGTACGGTTTGAGGGCGCAATTCGAAGGAAGTGTAAGTGATACCTTCGAATTCAACGCCTATTGGAAGAGTGCCTTTTTCGGTGATCATATTTTTATTGCCTCATAAAATTAAGGGTATACTGGATATTGGACCGTCTGTTCAGGAAAACCCTTTTCTCCTGTGGTACTAAATCCTGCCTGATCATTATCTCCGATTGCCCACACAAAAGACCCAGAGTTAAACAGCGTAAGCATCCCCTGTTTGCAAAATCCATTACTTACAACAACAAAAGGAATCCAAATCAATGAACTTTTTGGTCTTATTGATGTTGGAAGCAAATTTGATCCTAAAGTATCTACCAAAGAATTAGCGGCTGAAGTTCCACTCACTGCGGAAAAGCTCAATGTAACAATGCTTGGTTTTCCTGATACTGTTGAATCTTCTTTTTTCCAGCGCACAGTCGTTGACAATTGAGTGGTAAAGCATGATGGCCAAAATGGGACCACCACCTCGCCTTCGGTTATTCCTGATATATGCGCAACAGGATCAATCTTAGGAGCATGCCCGTTCGTATTCGCCCCATCATGCACAATTCCGGTGCTACCGTCAACGCCATTAATCGCATTCAAATACGCGCTATTTACAACCGCACCCGCGCTTAAAACTGTCTTTGACATATCCAATTGCTCCGAAGTGGAAAAGGGGCGCGACTACCGCCCCAATCGATTAAAGCAGGTCGATTCGTTCAGCCAACACATGCAGCCCGCGCACGATAGGTGCCGGGATCCGCGCATTTACTCTCGTAACGTCGGTCAAGTCATCTTCAACAATCAGATAGTCGATGTAATTTGCAACGCCTTCAATAAGTTCCAGCTTTTCGCACTGAATAAGCACATCGAGAAGATCAAGCCGGATTGCACGTTTCACCGCATCGGTTTTCTTCGCTTGCGGATAACTGTTCGAAATGCGCTGAACGCATGCCGCCCGCACATAGTCAAGCGTTCGAGGTGTGGTCACGTCAAGACGGTTCGGATCGGGAATCCCGCTTGCATTCTGAGTGTAAGTGGTGACTGCCCGAACGATTGACACATACCCGCCGGCTACCACGGTTAAAGGAGTTACGCCATAATGAAGCAGGTCTTCAATCGTTTGCCGGTTCATCACATCGCTTGTCTGAGGCGCCGCGATACCGACAAGAATCTCATTGTTCAAGGGTAGTGCCGGGTCGGTGACCGATGCCATTACGGCGGCGTATGCTGCCCCGATTTCGAAATCAAGGGAAGCGCTATTTTGAATGTAAGCACATGACGTTCGCCAGTGGTTAAGCGTGGTGCCACACAACGTCTTTACGGTTGAAGTGCTTGGGCTTGCGCTGACATCATTATACCCGAAAACAAGTACTGCCGGGCGCTGTTCAATGGCATTGCTCTTTTCATCAATATGCGCCTTAATAAGGCCAAGGGAAGTTGCGTCGATCAGGGGACAAGCGTAAATATCCCATGAACCATTAAATGCCTTGGCAAGAGCTCCGCCTGCAGCGCTAAGATCGGGATCGGTTGCCCCTGAAGTTATTGCGGTTACTACTCCGCTGAGTCCGGTGCTTGTGAAGGTACAAATAATCGGGATACGGTTTCCGACAGTTCCTTTGTTTTTTGCGGTGATCGTGATAGTTGCAGTGCTTCCGCTAAGTGTTACCGGGAGAGTTTCGAGTTGTGCCGCTGCAGCACGAATTGCATTTGCAGTCGTAAGAGCAACGTCGGCATTTGCAACGGGGACAGAAATTGATACCGCACCGATCTTTACCGTACACACTCCGGCGGCGGTCGCGGTTCCCGAAACAACTACGGAGCCAGCTGCGGCAACACCAGTACCAGAGTCTGCTACGGGAATCACAGTGATTTTGCAATCAGGATATGCAATAAGCGCCGACCGGACCATCAAATGCGCGTGGCTGCCGACACCGAAGAGAGTTTTTGCATCACTCTCGGTTGTTACCAAAACAGGTATAAGCGCGGTTGCGGTTCCCGTAGAAAGCATCTGAGCAATGAAAAGAACATCTTGATCGTTGCCCGGCAATGCTTGGCGCGCGGCAGACAAATTGAACTCCGAGTAAATGCCAGGCTTGCGTATTCCTGAACTAATTTCCTTGAACGATATCATCATTCACCCCTTCATTTTCTTTGGTTACTTCAACGAGTTCGCCCGCTGCTATTGATTGGCGGATAAGAACATTTTCTTCAAGTGATACCGGATCTTTACCGATCATCAAGCCCGATCGCCCCGGCCAAGGCATTTCTTCACCTGATGTTGACACGACGCTAATAACACGCATCATGCGACCGTCCTTTCGCTTGCTCCGAATTCGATAGTGCGCGTCATTTCTTTATCACCGTCGGCCGTCGCATCGCCTACGCTCTTTGTTACAACGCCGGAGTATACTATAGTGTTTCCATCGTCAAGCGTAATCTGAACGCGTGCATTTTCGAGAGAATCGAAATCGAATTCCGAACCAAGGACTGGAACGACGTAATCGATGGAAAATCCATATCGTACCGTTTTCTTTACGAACCCGGTTTTTGTCATCAAGTTGACAGATACGCGAAGCTCGCGGGAATTGTCTTTGAACGTCTTGAAATCTTCCATGGGCTTACCGTTAATAACGACGGATACCCTGCTTACATATTGATCCGACATAATAATTCCCCTGCTGATTTTAATGGTTAAAAAGCACTATCCCATTTTCCGCATTGTAAACATTCCGGCAATCAATATGCACCCAATCAATACCGGTTTCCATTGCATTTATAAACTGAAATCGTTCATCGTTTTGGTTGTCAAGAATGGTCTTACGTACAGAGTCCGCGGACATATCTTTTACGTCAAAATCGATTGCCCTACCGTATCGATGTTGAGAGTATTTTGCGCCTACAGAATCGGTGTCATTGCGGAATCCGCGCAAGCTGAACTTCCCTCCGGTGCTCCAATCATTTACGATTACCGGAACACCGAAATATTCTCTTATATTGTCAATTGTAATAAGAATTCGAGTATCAAAAAGTGAGAATGCAGATTGCCCCATATCAGTGAACACCGGGAGAGAAACGAGCTCTTCAATCTTAAAATGCTTCGGTATAAATTGAGGAATCATAATGTCACCTGTGCGGTCAATTCATCTGTCGCAACGTCTGGCCTTCCGAAATCCGCCAAGACTGTCCTGAGCATTATAGCACCTGCATCTTCGGCCATTCTTATTTCGTAACTGGTATCGAAATCGATTTGCCACTTTGACAATCCGTTGTCGATATCATCGCCTGAAGTGATCTCTTTTACAGTTTTACATTCAAGAAAATTGATACCAGTAATCGGAGCCTTACCTGACAAATATTCCTGCACTGCCTCAATAAGCGGATACGCTAAATGCCGTCTGTCTTTTTCGCTTTTGTCGGATTTGACGATTATAATAACGGCAACCGACACATAATATCTTCTGACTACCTGCGTGATTCGTTTCGGTGAAACTCCCGTTATTCTTACATGGCACGCCGGGCGCGCCGGATGTATCGGGCTATCGATCGCTTGCTCAATTGTAATTTCTCGGGTTTGCAAACCGCCCTTGTCAAGTAGATCGAGAACGCCTGATTCTATTTCCTTGAGCATCAGTACATCCCTACAACATCATTTGAAAAGGCTTCGGAATTTGATTTTGATACCGCGATTGCACCAAGCCCGCCAGTGTCTTCGGCAATGGTCAAGGCTATTTGAAGCTTGCCGTCGCGAATATCCTTGAGCATCGCCTTTGCCTCTTTGTATCGATCTGCAACACCTTCAGGCATGCGCCCGCCGTACCGTCTTAAGTACAGATTGTAAACTGCAATTTCAATCGATATTTTAGAGATTAATGACGGGACAGGGGAGAGGGGCAGAGAGGCTACCCTGCCCGTCAAATAGCTATCAATCAGCGCGTCGGCATCGGCAATTGCACGATTGACATTATCAGAAACAATCGATCCGGTGTCGTTATCATCTGTTAAGTCGATGATAGTTTGTTCCGTCTCTACTTGTTTAAGATTATCACTAGTGCAATATGCCATAACTACTTCCTGACGCCTTTTTTAGCTTCGGATTCCTGCTCTTCGATTAATTCAACCGCCCCCATAGATAACAGGGGTGCGGCATCATATTCGGTCAATTCGACAACTGAATCAGGCGTATATATCCTGTCGTTATGATAGACCGAAATATTTTTGACTACATACTTTTTCATGGTTACGCTACCGCGTTGACGTACATGTACCCAAGGTCGTTCGCACAAATAACCTCTTTGACAGTCTCGCCAATGCGAACAGCAACACCACCGCGCAAGCCTGCATCGTCATGCGGCTTTGATCCTCCGAACTTCGGGCCAAACTGAGCAGTGAACCCGAACGTTGTTTGCCCTGCTCGCGCCGCCGTAACGTCGCGGTATAGGAATGACGCATGTTTGCCCCACAAACGAGCAAGTGACACGGTTTGACCGCGAACGGCAGTATTCGAAAACGCTTCACCGACGAATACGTCGTTGAGCTCGAACAGGTCGGCAATTGCTTGACGTGGCACAATACCTGCGCCCTGCTGAGTCTTGAACACAGCTTGAACAACTTTCGGGTGTTGGATGAGCTGCGAGTAAGTTGCACGACCGAAAACAGCCATATTGGGACGCATTACACAAGCGTCAAGCGCGGTCATGATTGCGGTGACCGGATTGCTGTTCGTAAAATCACTCCATTGCGACGTACCGGAAAGCGTGGACTTGTTGTTCGTTCCGTACTGAGTAGAGTCGAACACGAGACTTGCAACGCGTTTCTCTCTGTCAAGTGCGACAAGGTATGCAAGCCACTCAGCCGCATAGCTTACCGGGTCGTAACCCGCTCCGGCGGCCTGAGCAACGAGAATATCATTGACAGGAACAACATCTTCGAGACCGTAATCGACACACGTTGCTTGCGTTTCCGTGTATCCCGTCTCGATGCGGTTCGGCCTTGAGGTCCGACCAATTTTCGTTTCGGGAACGGTGAACCCGTCGGCCTGCGGGAATTGTTTGTATCGGAACGTGATTTGAGGCACCTGAACCCGTGTCAACACGTCGTCTGCAATGAACTTATTGTTCTTGTAGGCGATCGCAATGGCGGCAAGCTCCGGGGTAATTGGAAATGGAGCAATCGCGGTATTCTGAGTAATAGCCATAATAACCGAGCCTTTCTATTCTTAACCCTGCATGATGCCGGGGTTGATGTTGATGGGAGCGATATCACCGGACGCTGCGGAAACTTCAGCGAATCCGATGATTCGTACATTGCTTCCGGCAGAAGGGGCCGCTACAACAGCCTTACCGTTTGAATCAGCAGTCACAGGCGCGCCTCGTGTGATAGTTCCACCATAAAGCACATCGGCGATACCTGACTTGATCACATCGACTCTATCGGTACTAACAGTTGCCATACCCATAGTGACACCCATGAGGTAATCTGCAGCTGCCGAAGCCGCGACAACGGAACCGTCTGATGAATCCCATTTCACAATGGTGTATGCGGGAATGGTCCCGCCAGCCGTATAATTCTTAATGAGATCTGGTGTCATAATTAAACCGCTCCTTGACTTTGGGTTACATGGCTTACAGCTTCGCCAATTGATATTTCACGTCCATTTTTCATCTCTGAATCACGAAATTCAGTTGCCTTTTGGGCAATCTCGTCCGCATTCATGTCGGTCGGAGCGTCTTTGCCTTTTTTAAACTCTCCAAATTGAACGATCTTCGGTGAAGACTCGAGGGATTTTTTGAGCTTGTCAACCGGGATTTGCCCTTCGGAAAATTCCCCGCTCGATGCGTTTTGAGCTAGTTCAATTTGCTCGATCATGATCTCTCGCATGGCGGGGAGCATTTTTCCTTCAGAAATCAATTTATCGCAGAAATCAGCATGCGATTTGAGTCGCGTTGACTTCTCGAGTTCGGTCACTTTTGTTTGCAAAGTGACAATGGTTTGATCTTTCGATTTCACGTCTTCCGAAAACTGCAAAATCTTACCCTCGAGTTCGGCGATTTTAGTTTTAGCCGCTTCAAGTTCGGTCATGTCAGTATCTCCTTCGTTAAATCCGGAATTGGTATTTGTCATCATATCAGAATCGTTAGAAGGTGAAGGATCTTCACCCTGAACGGTTTTAAGCGAATCGATATCCCAAGAAGGAATCACCGAGTCGGCGGTATCAATGCCGAATTTCTCAATAATCCATTCTCGAATACGTGAAAAAATTCTACCTACAGAATTGAGTTCATACGCGGTATTGCATGAGGTGAATTCGAAAGTAGTCGAATCGCCTTCGTTGAACTTCACTTCTGCAAGTCCCTTGACTGCCGGAGGCATGGCTCCAAGGAATCCAATGTGTCTTAGTGACAAATCCGGATATAGGGATATTGATCGGTTTTTATAAAGGCCGTCTTTTACTGAGTCAACAAATTCAGGGAGCAAATTTACAGAAGCAAAAAGCGTTTTGCCTTTTCGCTTAAGCGACTCTACCCAACCGAACGCCGGGGAATTGTCCTTCGGGTGACCTATCACAACAGGAGCCTTGAAATTCTCAGGGTCGTACTTTGACACCATAGTATCAAGATCAGCTTCAGACCACGCTTTCGAATTGCCTGCACTATCAGTGTGATTTCCAGATTTGAAAACTTCTATTTCGTAAGGTCCGATCATAGGGTTGTCACCCTCCTTTACTGATAAAGCTAACGCAAAACACGAAAAAAACTAAATGCACCATTCACAATCTTTTGCAGTACAAATCTTCGTGAACTATGCACTTTGAAGTTGACGCGGAATAGCTTAGTATTAACAGTTGAGAGATTAACTTTGTATGATAAATCGACATAAGGGCCTATATCATGACAGAACCTGTTTTAGCAGCCGGATTTGTAGGGGTTGCGCTTGGAGCGCTATCACAAGTTTTGGCGGAAATGCTCAAGCGCGGATTATGGGGAAAGAAAGAGCAGGACGAACATCCAATTCATAAACAAGAGTATTTGACATGCGCTAAACATGAAACTCTTCACGAGCTTACAACGCAGACGGCAAACGATACGAAACATATAATTGTTTCGATTGATAGAATAGAAAAAAAAGTTGACGCTCTTTTCGACGAAGCGTTCAAACGCCTCCGCAGTCTCGAAAAGCAAGTAAGCCGGATAAATGGACAAATAGGAATCAAGGTAAGTGATGACACGGAAAGCTAAAAAGAAATATCTGGCATCGCTTAAAAATCTCAAAGCCAATGAGCCGCCCATTGAGGCGATTGTTGAGGCATTGAAGGAATCCGGGGGAATCTTCAAGCAAGCCGAAGAACTTCTTCGAGACAAGGGCTTCTCCTACGGTATTGGCCGTCATCGCTTAAGCTCCCTTTACAACACCAATGATGAAATTAAGCAAGCGGTTCAAGAAGGCGTTGCCGACACATGCGACCTTGCACACGGCACCATACGCAACGCAATTGAAAGAGGAGATATCGACACATCGAAATGGTATCTCTCCAAGCTTGACAAGCGCTTTCAAAATCAAGAAGCAGCTTCCGGAGCACTCCGAATAATCTTAGAACATGAGGTGATCGATGATCGCCCCAACACGCATTAAATTCCGTTACACCAAAGCGCAAAACACCGTTTTTAAAGAGTGCAATGCAAAGTTTCGAATTGTTACCAAGGGTCGCCGCCTTGGTTTTACTTACGGTCTTGGACAATTCATCATCGAGAATATGATAGCAGGCGTCACCCCTATCATTTGGGTTGATACTACACAAGGCAACCTTGACAGATATATAGAGCGCTATTTCTTTCCGCACCTTAGAAAAATCGATTCCAAATACTGGAAGTGGAGACAACAGAAAAAGGAACTGTCAATAGGCAATTCCGTGTGTGACTTCCGATCGGCCGACCGTCCGGAAAACATCGAGGGATTCGGATACAGAATTATAGTGCTCAATGAAGCCGGGATCATTCTAAAAAATAGATACCTTTGGGAAAATGCCATTCTACCAATGACGCTCGATTTCGATGCGGATGTAATAATCGGCGGGACTCCCAAGGGCAAGAAATACAAGAACGAACCTCACCTTTACTATCAGTTGTTCCAGAAATGCACACCATATTCAGGCCCCGGACAAAATGATAGATGGGTTTCATTTTGTTACTCATCGTATCATAATCCGTTACTGACAGAAGATGGGATACGAGAGCTTGAGGAAGAGATACCTGCGGCGGTGCGTGATCAAGAGATATACGGAAAATTCATCGATGATATCACATCGAAGATGTTCAAGCCACAATGGTGGAGGTTTTTCAATGGATATCCCGACCTTGTTGTTCGCAAAGTGCAATCATGGGACACCGCATTTAAAGAAGGTCAGGAGAACGACTATTCGGTATGCACCACGTGGTTGCAAACACGCTTAGGATACTACCTGCTTGACGTGTGGCGCGGACGTGTTGAGTTTCCGGAATTGAAGCGAAGCTTTGTATCACAATTCGAAAAGCATCACCCGGATGTTGTGATAGTTGAAGAGAAAGCCAGCGGGACAAGCTTGATACAAGAGATGCAGCGAGACACCGCCATACCTATCAAGGCCATTCAATGCACGCGTGACAAAATAGAGCGTGCCAACGCAATCACTCCCCTTGTAGAAAGTGGGCGCGTATTCCTTCCTGAAAAGACACCTGACTGGTATTCAGATTTTATGGATGAACTGACAGAATTTCCGTCGGTAGAACACGATGACCAGGTCGATTCACTTACACAAGCCCTTGAATTCATGCGCGGGAACAACGTTTCAATGAATATGGTATCAACGCAGTCTTCCGATGTTTCGGCATTTACCGGATATGCACAAAGCACAATCACTGGTTTTTAAGGAGATAAATAATGGCTGGAATATGGACAAATGCAAACGAGTTTAAGGAGCTATCTAAAGACGCGGCAACGCTTTCTCAAGAGCTTGCTACGTGGGGCAAAACGTCGAACCTGTACCGCATGACTCAGGTGCTACCGAATCCTGACTTTATCTTGCGTAAAGCCGGACGAACTCAAGCGGTCTATTCCGAAGTGCTTGCCGATCCGAGAGTGACCGCATGCGCCGCGTCTCGATCATCCGGCACTCTCGCGCTTGAATACGAAATTGCATCCAATGAGACTCAGGGATCTATTGTCGATTTTGTAAATGAAACTTTTCAAAATCTCCCGATGTACGATATCATGAGCGATATTTTGCAAGCGCCATTATGGGGCCAAAAAATACTTGAAGTAGTATGGAATTTAAGCAATGGTAAAATTATTCCCGACCGTATTGTTGCAAAACCGAATCAATGGTTCGTGTATCATGAAGAAGAATTGCGTATGCTTACAATTGACAATCCATACGAAGGTATTCCTCTTCCTGATTATAAGTTCATTGTCGCACGCAGTAAAGCGACATACGAGAACCCCTACGGTGAAGCGCTCCTTTCTCTTTGCTTTTGGCCGGTGATATTCAAAAAAGGTGGGATCCGCTTTTGGGTGCAATTCACTGAGCGCTTCGGTATGCCGTGGGTTGTCGGGCACGCACCAAGCGGTTCAAGTCAAGAAAAAATGAATGAGTATCTTGCACAAATCATCGGCCTACGACAAGGCGGCGCAACGGTTATCGATGACAATGCGAAGCTTGACTTACTGGAACCCAAGGGAAGCGGATCGGTTGATGCTTTCAAGGAATTGACTCAGTATTGCAACGATGAAATAGCCATTTCCCTTCTTGGGCAGAATCTCACTACACAAGTGCACGGCGGATCTTTTGCCGCCGCTCAAGCTCACATGGGAGTAAGAAAGGATATTGTTCAGTCAGATAAGCGTATTGTCGAAAACGCACTGAATACGCTCATCAAATGGATTTGCATTCTTAACTTTGGAGAATCAAATTTTTACCCTCAATTCAAGCTTTGGGAAGATGAGCAGGTTGACAAAACATTATCAGAGCGCGACGGGATTCTTTCGAAAGATTGCGGAGTAAAGTTTACGCCTACATATTTCGAGAAGGCGTACGGATTTGACGAAGAAGACATTGCAAGCATCGGGCAACCCGAGACCACTTCGGGAACTCCCCTTGCAGGTTCGGCGCAATTCTCCGAAGCCGCTTTTACTCAAACACAAAACGCGATCGATGAATTCATGTCAACGCTTCCGGCTGCCGAATTACAAAAACAAGCTGATGGGATTTTGAAACCGATCATCGATCTTATCGAGGAAAGCAAGGATTATCAAGAGGTTCTTTCAAAGCTCGCTCAAACATATCCCAAAATGGATTCGACTGGGATTCAAGAAATGCTTTCGCGTGCTATGTTCGTGAGTGAATACCTTGGACGTGCTGAGGTTAATCGTGAGTAGCTTGTCGTTTGCATTTAATCTGCGCCCCGAAGACGCGGTTCGGTATCTCGACAAAAAAGGAGAGAGGGTTTCCGGATCGTGGGTTGATTTTTGGCAGCACGCGCACGATGAATCATTTACAATTGCAAACGTTGCTCATCTTGACGTTTTACAAGATATTCATGGGATGATCACCGATGCGCTTTCAAACGGTCAAGCTTTCAATGAGTTCAAGAATAATATCATCCCGGCGCTCAAAACAAAAGGTTGGTATGGTCAAGGGTTTGGCGAAGACGGGCGCAAGCTCATTGCCCCGCGCCGTCTTGATTTGATCTACCGTCAGAACATGCAGACTTCATATTCTGCAGGACGGTACAAAGGACTCTCGGACAATGCCGATGCGCGGCCGTATTGGCGATACAATGCTATAATGGACAGTCGCACACGTCCAGCGCACGCCGCGCTTAATGGGAAAGTGTTCCGGCTTGATAATCCTTTTTGGGATTCGATGTACCCGCCAAACGGCTTTAATTGCCGCTGCACGGTCGACTCTGTTCCTTTGGGTAATATTACTTCGGGTGAGTATCCCATTGAGTCAGACGGCGGGCCATTGCCAACTCAAACCGTAATGGTGGGGCCTGCTGATAATCGATATCCGGCAAAGATCGCCGTGTGGACCGATCCGGTTACAGGCGCCAAAGTAAAGACCGATCCGGGATTCAATTACAATCCCGGGAAAGTTAATTACAAGCCGGATTTGAGCAAGTATGAAAAGTCGTTTGTAGAACAATTCAAAAGGGCGGCGTACCAAAATACCAAGGTTAAATCAATATGGACTCCATAAATATCAAAATCAACGACGATGACTTCATCTCCAAAATCAATGAGTTCATCTCGAGAGTCAAAAAGCCCGCACCCATGATGCGAGAAATCGGCGAACACATGGTGTCATCCATCAAACGCAACTTCGAAGATCAAGGCCGACCGACCCCATGGGCACCGGTCAAAGAAAGCTCACTTATGGGCCTTATCATGAAGTCGGGCGGGTTCTACAAAGCAAAGAAAAAAGCCGGGCAATTGAAGCCTAAAGCAGTCAAGGCAAAAACACTTAAAAAAACCCTCATGGATAGTGGAGTGCTCCGCAACAGTATGACGTATAATTTTGATTCCGAGACAGGAAGTTTAAAGGTTGGGACCAATGTCATATATGCTGCAATTCAGAACTTCGGCGGTAAGACAAAACCTCATGAGATTAGGGCAAAGCATGCAAAAACACTTGTGTGGTTCGGGGTTGACGGCTCTAAGCACGGAGCGAAATCGGTACATCATCCTGGATCAACTATCCCGGCGCGCCCGTTCATGCTTATTCAGGATAGCGATAAAATGGAAATCATCGACATAGTGTCGCGGCATCTAATTTGATTTTGGTCAAAGCATTTTCACCGATAACCGTATAAACCCAGCGCACCGAAACATTGTATCGGCGCGCCAATTCCCGTGAGTTCGCCCCGGTAAATTCCTTCACAATGTGCCGGCGCTTCCATCCAATCAGTACATCACGCGGGAAATATATAGAAACACCACTCCAAGAAGTCGCAAGTTTGACCATAGCATCTGGACCGATCAAATCAAAAATTTCTTTCATTTCGGCGGAAGGCATATCGTCTGGAATGATATCTTTTGCAACTTCGAAGAGATTGACCATTAGGCCCCCAGCGGAGAGGTTTAAAGCAAGGATGCGTGGCAGCGGCCAGAACAGCACCGCTTCACGCTCGAGATTATAAATTAAATTTACAAACAGTGAAACACAATATCGGCGTCAATGCCTCTTAATCATCCCCACCACCCACGACCAAAACGCGACCGCCAGCAGGGTCCCGACGATTAAGTAGAGCGTGTGCATCACTTCCCGCGCTCTCTTGTCGCTACGCCAAATGTAGCGCACGACTTTTCGCGTAGTGATCGCGACTTTTCGCGTCGTGGTAGAATTTATATGTAAAGAAATCGTCGTTTTTTATACATATCAGGATCTATATGTAAAAGAAATGGGGCTTTCTTTACATATAAAAAACCTATGCTAATTATTGATTGTAAATCTTGTCTGAACATTGTCTAGTTTTTATCCTGACTTAGACCCATTTTGACCAATAGTAAACCTGTTTTCACTCATGTCGTTTTATCGTACTGTAAACAAACAAAAAATGCCCAAAGCCTTTAGTATCAATGAGATACGTAGTTGCTTTGAGCCTTAAAATTAATCGGGGTGATAGGATTTGAACCTACGACCACTTGAACCCCATTCAATAGGTGTATAAAATATTCGCCAATGATTGCAGGGATTTTATGCGCTTTTCTTATTTTGTGTCTGATTATTGTCTAGTTTTTTTTCCTTCGAAACTAACTTTATGAGCATCTCTTCCTTAACTTCGGTATAATGCTGTCGATGTACTTTTTTGTCTGAGTGCCCGGCAGCACCACAACTTGCCCGCTCATCGATCATATCCCATATCTGGCATCGCGTTCGTCGTAGCGCGTGCGTGGTGATCTCACGGCGCAATCCGGCTTTCTCGCGGGCGCGGGTGAATTGCTTTTGAATGCTGTGGATATCTCCGCGCTTTCCGGTGAAAACGAATTCGCTTACTTTTGGTTGACTTGCTAAAAATTGCACGACATCAGGATATAGAGGAACATCCCGCGCCTTCTCACCTTTGGTGAACCCCTTGGGGAGCCTCATCATTTTAGCCGGCAAATCGATATATGCCCATAGCAACCGCGTCGCTTCCTTTTCCCTCAAGCCACAGCGGTACATCACAAAAATAACAGGCTTTAAATAAACGCTTGCTGCATTATAAAGTTTGATCCATTCCGGCCCATTCTCTTGCCCGTCATCGAGCATTACCTTGTCCGGATCCTCTTCTTTTAGCTTTTGGAGTGACTTTATCGGGTTATATGGTATCAGCCGTTCGCGAACCGCCCAATCGAGTGCGATTTGCAATTCATTGGTCTCGTGATTTATCGTTGATTCTGATATCTGCGCGCCGCACTTTGTGTCCCAATCACCGTCGGCATCTTTGAATTTTATTATTCGGGTTTCTGATCGGCGCTTGCGTTGATACGCCTGAACGTCGGACTCACGAATTTTTGTTGCGGGGAAATTGCCGAGTTCTGAGGAAATTTTGTCTACCAAATATCTGCGCGTTGATGCACTTTTTAGGAATCGCAATTTTTTTTGTGAGTATTCAATCAGCACTTGATTTATGGTAATCGCCCTTCCTTGGCGCGAAGGAAAATTTTTACCTTCGTAAATTTCGGAGGTGCGCTTTGCAAGTAGTGCTTTCGCCGCTTTTAGATTAGTCCCTGCCTTCTCGGCGAGTTGGTATCCGTCAACGGTGGTGTTCAGGTAGTAGACTACCGTGCCGTCAGCTTTTATGCGCTCCCTAAGCCCTTTATGGCTTGATCCCATAGCGATACACCTTTTTTTATTTTGCTTCTAACTCTATGTTGCTTTTTCGGAATATCGCTTTCAGGCTCGTTCATTTGCAAATTGCCGTTTACGATATTTTGAATTACATTACGGTTGAATCGGATATCTCTTGCGGATAATCGCACGCACGGAATACGCCCAGCTCGCGCCCATTCGCATACGGTAAACTCCCGCACGCGGAATATTTCGGCAACTTCTTTTACGAGCATAAGCGATTCTATTTTCATAAGTCAATTACCGTTTAAATGGTCGGTCTATTTTGTGGATGAGAAATAACGTAACTTGCTGTTGTGCCTCTTAACAAATGCAACAACAAACAAAACCGCACCAATTGCGATTAGAAGAAACAAAAACTCTATTATAAAAAATCTCATCCTCTCCCCCTCCCGTCCGCCCACGCCCCTACGATCAGGGCGAGGATTAGTGGCGCGTATAGTAGTGCGATCATTTCCCCGCCTTCTTGATCTCGATTGTTACGGTGTAGGGTTTTGTCTTTTGTTTACAAGTGTACATATAACAACAACTTTCACATATCGCCCCATCGGTAAAGTCTTCGATGTTGCCTACCATTATTTCTTTTAAAATGGTCTCCAAATTCCCATCGCATTCACATACGTAAATCTTATACGTTTGTTTCATTTGTCAGTTGCCTCCACTCGGTAAAAACAACCATGCTTCTGCGCTTGGCTATAAGAGCACCTGTATCTATAGTGACAATTTTTACATGGTGCAATTTGTTTAAATGATTTTTTGAATATCACGCGATACCCAAACAGCGCCCCAAGCGTGAAAGATAATGCTGCTATGCTGAATTCTGTCACTTGTTATTCCTCCCTACGGTCTGGCATTGTTGGTGAGTAACCTTTACATTTGATAACCATTTGTGTGCATGATCCATCGTGATCGCAAGTGTCACAATCGCGGTTATCGTCTGCACGTCGATTCCATACTTTTATTGCATCTTTGCTACTGATAAACCCAAAAGTAAGCTGTAAATTCGCTTCCTCAGTGTTCCGCCGCGCCGCTCTTCGGTTTTTCATGTGATGAGCAAGGTCAAGCCGTAAGTGGCACTTTTGGCAAAGAGCAATAAGGTTCTGTTTAGTACTATCTTTTTTGTCATGATTGATATGGTGTACGGTGAGAACTACTTTCGTAAATTTGTCCTCTGGCTTTGTGTTCTCGATCTTGTACCACGGATACTCGGCATCCTTGATGCGCTGGATGAAAGCACCGTTCGGAGCATGGCACAGTTCGCATTTATTTCCCGCATCGGCTACTATCTGGCGTGAAAGCCACTTCCAATTGTCAGGATACTGTTTGTAATCGCACGGCATTTGTTTTCTCTTTTCTTCGGCGCGGCCTATAATTTCCAAAAGCGAATTTATTGCTTACAACGTTTGATAAATGCGTGCAGTTACTTTGCGTACCACTGGTATATCTCTATTTTTGTTTTGCATGACAACTCACCATGTTGCGACAACTCTTCACGAACTCGATTAAGCAAAGTAATTGCATCGCTTTGTTTGTTGCTGGCTGTAAACTTTTCCTCCGCAGCTTTTGTGGCCGCCTCCCATGTATCCCAATGCTCAATAGAAGAGCCAGACCACGAATTTTCCATCCTGTTTTGATATTCAAAAAACTCATCACTTACTTGTATTGCGGCCACCTATAACCCCCAGAGAAAAGTTTATTGACTGCAACGTTTATTAATCGGCCGATAGTTGCCGCAATTTGATTACTAAAGCATAAAAAGCCTGCAAATGCTCGCCGCCGCAAGAACCGGGGCCAAGGCTATCAAACTCCGTGGCGATTGCGGCAATTTCAGCCTTTAGCTGTTGTGTGTCTGTTTGTAAACCTTCCTTATCTCCAGCGGCGATTTGCTCGTTGATTGGACAATGCACCGGAGCAAGATGAACGTCTCGAATGATATTATCGCCTTGCTTAATGGCACCGCAGTACCGATAACCCATTTGGCTGATACCAGAAAGGTACTGACAATCAATACCCCCTACTTTTCGTTTCATAATCGCCGCCTATAATTCAAAAAGGTTTACAAATTGCATACAACGGTTCGCGCACGCCCGATGCGCTGCTTTGAGCGTTTTGGCCTTGCGTTGTTGGTGGATGTAAATTTTTCTTCCACCAGTTGACCTAATTTTTTGTGCAACTCTATTGCTGCTGCACGGGTAAATTTTTGTGTGGAACCGTTAAACTTTATTTGTATCGGTAACCGTTTGTCTTGCTCAAAAAATTCTATAACCATATTGACTCCTGAAAAATTTATTTCGGCCAACGTTTGACAAACGGGTAGTAGTGCCAGCCAGAGGCACGTTAGCACACTAAGCCTTAAATGCTCCAACTACCGGCAGCCGGAACAACCGAAGTATGCGTGACTGGCATTACACCCTTTGTTTGTTAGGTGCTGTTAAATTTTTTACCTTAATGTTTGCCCGCTGATTCCACTCTGCGAGAGCATCCGAATGCCACGGCGCATTTTCTGACTCATCATAACCAGTACGTACTTCGGGGCCAGTAGCCGTGCATTCCACACATTGAGCCGCGCCCCATTTACAGGTGCTTGTTTCAACATATTGAACACGATTGCCTCCGCAGAACGGACGCTGGGCTGCTTTGAGCCTGGCGCTCCTTTAGCTGTTGGCCGATGTTCTGGCCTGTTCCATAGTGTTCTGCGGCGGCTCTTTGGCACAGGACGTGCCATGCCTTTGCAGCCACTGCTGGTACTTGTCCATTTCCAAGGCACTCAGTGCGCTCCAACCGATTGGCCATCCCATCATCCATTCGATAAAACTTGCTGGCCATCTCCACCCACAAATTTTGACTATCCGCAAGGCAAGTTGAGTCGATTCTAAATTCATGCGCAGGTTCGCGGTATTGTTCGACAACCCTTGCCCTTTCTTGCCCCATGATTTTGTCGGAGTAGGCAACAATCCAGATACGCTCTCTCTCGTGAGGAAAGCCGGTATCGGTTGCTCGTAGCACTCCCCACTCTGCATTGTACCCCATTGCGGCCAAGTCCCACAGTACTCGTCCAAGCCCTCGAGAAGTGAGCATTGCGGAGTTTTCCACGTACACGATTTTCGGCTCCACTTCGCAAACCACTCGCTTCTGCTCTTCCCATAATCCGCTTCGCTCTCCGTCAAGTCCGTTTTTTGTGCTGCTTCCAGCAGAAACGTCCTGGCAGGGGAACCCGCCGCACACAACATCTGCGATACCGCGCCACGGTCTACCGTCGAATGTTCGCACATCGTCCCAGATTGGGAACCAGGGCAAGATCCCGTCACGCTGGCGCTGGAGCAAAACCTTTCTGCAATACGGCTCGATCTCGACAGCGCAGACGGTGGTATGTCCGAGAAGTAATCCGCCGAGGATTCCCCCCCCTGCTCCGCTAAAAAGATGTAGCTCATTCATATTGCCTTTCTCTTTTGTCTTTGCGCACACGATGTGCGCTCTTGCCGACGCCTATAATATTCTGCCTTTACAGGCCAGAATTTCGGCCAACTCTACAAAGTGTGCCACTCGGCACCTATTTCAAAACTCTCCACACCCCCGCGACAAACAGTACCACAACTACCACCACAAACGGCCAAAACTTTACTTCGTATTCTGTTAATTTATTTACCCTTAATTCTTGGCCTTGGCAACTTCAAATATTCCTCGATTGCCCTTGCGCTATGCGTCCAGTCATAGCTAACAATTACACGATTCAATTCAACCTCAAGGAAATGCTTTATGTGCTCTTGGTCAGGTGATAATTTATTCTTACCCGCTTTATGTTCAATCCAAAGTCCAACATACGGACCACGGGCAACAGGTAAATGCACATCAGGTATACCGCGCTTGACACCCTCACGCTTGAGCTTTGCGCCGACAATTGCGTTCCGCTGACCACCGTTAGGAATCGCATGCAGTAAAGCGAGCTCAGGGTATTGCGATTGCATAGACTGCGCCCAAGTAAAGAGGGCGCATTGTGTTTGGTGCTCAAGTTGCCTCACGACGGATCAAGCTCCAATTCGCCTTGAAGATCTTCGTAGGGGATTCCGGTTTCTTTGATTATTTCCCATGTGTCAGTACGAACGGTTCTCTTGGTGCCGTTTTCATAGTCACATACAATCTCGCACTTGACTTCTCGGAATTCACGTCCGGTATTGATCTTTTCAGAGAGCACATTTATTTGTGCATCGAAGGAAGTTATTTCGGCTTTAATCTGAGTCGAAATACTCTTAAGCCTGTCTTCTAACCCGCGCTTTTTTGATAACGCTTCGGCAATATCTTTACCACAAATTTGCTTCTCTTGATCAGTCAAAAGACATTCAAGAGTTTTCATCTCTTCTTTTTTTCTAACGCTCATTTTCAAAATCCTTGTGAATGTGATTTGTGATTTGTAAACTGACTACTTGACTTTAATTTTTTCCCATTCGCTCTCCATTCCGCTTTGTCGCGTATCAATCGGAGACAACCTGAAGCGCCCCGTCTGTTTGTACCCGCATCGCTTTAACCTACGCGCAAGTGATCCCCAAAGGTTTGGGTGTCGCGGCCCTGAGGTCAACTTTCTCCGAAGCTGAGAAAACCAGAAAGCCCCTTTGAAAGTCGAAGCAACTAAAACCGCGTACTTGTACCACTGCTCATCGAGAGCCTTGCCTTCAGCACCTTCAAAAAAGTTGACCTGCAAAGGATTGACATTCCGTTCCTGCTTGATCACTAAAAGTCTGGATCCCGGTTTGATCTGAGTCGATGCAAGCACCGAAGATTCTACAGTCACACAACACCCCCGATTTTTTGTGATCGGCGGAACGAATCGCTTTTAAGCTCAACAATTCCTCCGGTCTCCGCAATTCGATCACATATCGATGCGCCAATCTGCTTTTGAAAGGCAACCGCGGAGTCGTTGCTGATTATCACAGTCGCCTTCATCGCGTCATATCGCTTGTCGATTATGTGATCGAGAACACGATTTTCGAAATCGCTATCGCTTCGCACTTCATAGGCATCGATGACCAGTAAAAACGGTTTCGTGAACTCCTGAAGCGCCGACATCTCACTATCGATCTTCGAAGTCATTGCTTCTCGCAGTCTCAAGAAAATTTCCATCGACTTGTAATAACTCGCCGATTTATCGAGTTCAAGTGCAACAAACCCGATAAGACACGCGGCGAGCTGTGTCTTACCCGTGCCACGGTTCCCCACGATCGCGGCGATAGGCCCAGACGGGACTTTCTCCTTGAGAGACGTATAAGCACCCGTCCACGACTCAGATAGGCTCTCTGATGGCCTAAAATCGCGGTGACGCATTGGCACCGATGCGGTATCGTAAAAAAGTTTGCTCATATCAAGCTCGGCAATGGGATAAAGGGTTCAGGATATTCGTTTTTCGCTTTCTCTTCACGGCGACTAAGTTTTTGTTTTGAACCAAAATTTTCTTTTAGCTCAAAAATTCCTTGCCAGCCTTGCTGAATAGATTGCTCAAGAATTTTAATTTGCGTGTCATAATCATCAGGTGCCAGTTCGTTAAGTTTTTTAATCGTTAGCCTGATTGCATTTTCAAACATTGGCTTCTTAAGTTTTTTCCGATGGTCAATAAAACAATCAAGCGCTTCGATGAACAGATCTGGATACCCCGATAAATCGCATGCGTCTCTTGCGCTTTTTTTTGGAGGGGCATGAAAGACTTTTTTTTCATTTTCATCTTCTCTTTCTTTTTCATTTTCTATTTCATTTTCATTTTCATTTTCTAAAGGTAATACCGTGGTATTACCGTGGTTATTCCGTGGAATAGATTTTTTGATTCTCCAGTATTCTTCTATCTTCTTTTTTTGTTTTTCTGAATGAGAAGTTCGCTTATTGACTGATTCTTCAATCCATTCGATGAAATATTTTCCATCTTCTTGTTTTAAGATCAATTCCAAAGCGCCCCAACACTCATCAAAATCTTTACCAAGGATCTTCCGAGCCTGTTCCACGGTAATTCTATGGAACTTCCGAATTGCTTGAATCAAGTCGAAATAGCATCCGCGCTCAAGTCGATTCATGTGAGAAACGTCTTTTGCGGCATCGCCATCGTAAAACAAGAAAGCCGGATCTTTTGACATATGACAGTATCCGCTGAAAGTGTGAAAACTCCTACCGTGAAACCACCTCACCACACACATCACAAACAACACGCAAAACAACAGGTCTGCCATAATTCCATCGCGTCACAGCTGACAGATACCATTCATCCGCTTTACATGTCTTACATGATTTGCGGGGCCTCTTTGGCGCTTCCGGTGGTTTGTCTTTTGGTGCTGCAATGGTTTGCATGGTTCCAACTCTCCTTTACTACCACACGGGCAATACTGCTCGTGATGACCAGGTTCGTATGAGCTAACCCATACGAACCCGCATGACCAACAACTATAATGATGCGTTGACATTTAAAACGGCAATCCGTCTTTACTTAAAGGAGTTTCCTGGCTTCCTATAGGTTGCAAGGCCGGATCGTTTGACACCGGAGTCATAGGAGGAGGCGTTGAAGGTTTTGATGCTGCACCGACTGAGGTTCTAAACTGAGCTGACAAAAGCTTTGCTTTGTCTTTCGACGTGGGTTTAACACCTGAATCGCTTACAAATTTTGCAGGCTTAACACGGTCGTATATTTTCCCATTGTATGTTTCATTTTCGATAACAAGTTCTATACCGCTGTAACATTCATCGGAAAATCTTGGGTTTTCAAAATTACCGTCAAAACCAATTTTCTTCATATCAGAAAAAGCGCGCTCTTTTGCTTTCTCGGTGAGGAAAATATTCTGTTGTCGTGTTGCTGTATCCATTTGCTTCCACTGCCCATTTGAAGCGTAATGGTTAATATCCCATGTTAACACCATCGCGATGTTTCCATTGTTTCCAATCTCACCAAGTTGCGAGTCGATGAGTTGGCCAAAATATGAACCAGGAGTTAAGTTTTGCATGATATTCCCCTTACTTTACGTTAGGATAAATGAGTGATTCGACTATCGGCCAGACCTGCGCCGGGTCGCTTGGAATTTCAATTTCTGAAGGCATTCCGTGGCGGTTTTTCGCCGTGTAAGCATCGGTTGATTCGGTGTACATTACACGCTCGGTTCCACCGATTCCTTTTTCTTTTCCGTTCATTTTGTCAAGTATAGTTCGGAACGTGCAAAACAAAACCGCGTCGCTCCACTTGACAGTTGCGGCCCATGTCGTTTTTGCATGAGCATTTGACTCGTATCGATCGTAATCAGGACCGAGCGGGTTTTTGTGGTTGCGAACCTGGATGTGTGATAAAATGATAATCGTCACACCTTTATCTGCAATTCTATCGAGCCTATTAAGAAACGCAAGCCAATCGGTAAGAGCTACATCGTAGCCCTTATTGTAAGAGGCAAAACCCTTATCACCCCAATCGTTTTTAAAGTCGCGTCTGCAAACCATTTCGTGGCACAAGCGCTCAAATCCACCGATTGCATCAAAAACCAAAACTTTCATAGATGGGCTTTCTGATATCTTATCGAGCGTCGAAAGCAAGCCCGCCCAATCATCGACAGTCATAGTAGGACGTGCAGGAACGCGGCCATTCTGATACAGTGACAAATACCCGGTCTCGCCTCGCGCCATGATAATGGCGGAATCGGGAGCATAGGCACCAAGGGAAGTATTATGGGTAACGATAAAATCTTCGCACACATACAAAGAGTCTGGAGCGTCAACTTTTATACATATTACTTCATCCTCACCAGCAAGCTCAATACTATCAATTGCGCGGTAATTTTGAAATTTTGTAGATGATACGGGGATTACTTCGCTTTCAGGGAAGCAGACTTTTATACGATACGAAAGTTTTCCGCTTAGTGTTTCACCTTTATATTTGTATTTTGGGATTCTTGAAGTTATTGATACTATTGCTCCAAGCGATCTCGCTAAAAAAGCGAAATCAGTTTTAAGGCTTTCCGAAGACGTGCAAAATTCAATTCTTGATCCATTTGCTAAAACAGATCCATCAGTATCACAAAGGCCCTGTAAAAGTTTTGTTCTATTTTCAATGCTTGATAATAGGTATTTTTTTGGTATAAACTTGCTAAACGAGTCGCAACCTAAAAGGTCTAGGTTATTTAATTCTTTTTTTGTAACACCTCCATTAATTCTCATTCCTTCGATTACATTATCTTTCTCAAGCATTACTCCAGTATCACCTTCTGGAAGAAAAGCTAAACACTTGTTAAGTAAATCAACTTCAGGCTTGTGCAACACAACATTGCTATTTACAGAAATGCTCCCATCACCTAACAGGCATCCCAATAAATATGGGTGCAAAGGAAGAATGTCATCATCATGTAAAAAATTTACTGGCTTAACAATAGGTATCCTATGCAATGGATATTTACCGTCTTTGGGTGCATGTGAACCACTAACATTCCTATGCATTGAGTCAATTATTTCTTTTGTGCTTCTTACCTTTTCACCGTTACTAATTCCTTCACCATTTCTATCACCCACTTTTGTTGTAGCCCACAGGTGATCTATATCGCAAAATGTTGTTGATCCGTCTGTCATTTCCACCCTGTAAACTGGTAATACACCTCTTGGGAAAACTCCAGTCACAGTGGTAGGTTTGCCATTTGACCCAATCACTTGACTTCCAACAGTTATGTCTTTTAACGGAATAAAGCCGCTTGGCGTTAAAATTGGGGTTGATGAAGGGTGCCCTTTCCCCCAACCTTCTACGGAATTGATGATTATTTTCTGACCGATTTTCGTTTCGGTCGGCATTGAGAATTCAAACGCCGACGCGGTATGAGCGGGCACTGATTGTCGCGCCGGCATCGAAGGCATGCGTGGCGCCGAAGTCGGAGCCAAAGGAGGCGGTAAAGTCTGTTTTGCTGTATTCATGGTTATGCTACCTCATTAAGTTCTGTGTGCATGGTGTCAACGCGAACGAAACCTTCGGGAATCGTATCGTCGTTGGGTGATAGATTGGCACTACAAAGGTCAAGATACTGACATTGATAGTAACCGACACACGCCGAAGAGTTGCGCGGCCAACGCCCCTCTTTATCGCACTGGTGAACTACCTGAGCATGATCCCAAAGGTCTCGGCGGGCTTCATCGATCTCGGCATCGGTGCGCGGGATTTCTCGTTGTGAAAAGTATCCGTCAACGTCGGCAATAATCGCGGCGTGAAGACGTTCGCGCCATTCGTCGGGAGTTTCCGGACGCGTTTGCAAAACGTAACCATCCGCGGTCGATCCTGTTTCTCGGAACTTTTTTCCGTCTTTGGTGCGGACGCGTTCACCGTTTGCATCGAGCACGATTTTTACACCATTGTCATCAAGTAGTGGCGCTCCAATTCCTGCACGTAGTGATGGTTTTGCGATGACATCATACCACACGGTATCGATCTGATACCCAAGGTGACGCGATGCAATCACATAGCGGGCGATTTGAGTATCGACACGTAAACGTTTCCAATAGGCTGATTCGGGCTTGATATCGCCAGAAGTGGTTTTATGCTCAAGCACGGCAATGCGACCGTCGGGGAGCTTAATAAGCGCATCGATTTTCCCGGCGAACGTAGCGATACGGGCCGATCTTCCCGAATCAGGATTAATGATCGGGACTTCAAATTGAAGTTCGGTTGCAATAGTTTTGCACTGAGCGATAAAATCGGAGTAGCGCCAGTGATAAAGATTGACATATACGGCGGCGGTTTCACATTCGTAAGCGAGTTCGTCACGGCCTGCGTAAAGCATGCGCACTGCCACAACAGCTTCGACCGATGTTTTGCCCTGCCATACCAATTCAAGTCCGACGTGTACCGCGCTACCGAAACGTAATGGCGCCGCTTCCTCCGCCGGGCGAATCCCGGCGACATATTGCCATTGATGTTTACGAAGGCACGTTGCAGCGCAAGTGAGCTGCGAGTTTGTGAGAACTATTGATTCAATTTGACTTTCCATCGTGACCGTCCTTATATTAAGGATGAATGTGGTTTGGTTTTGTTTAAGTCCTCTTGTGCGCTTACACAAGGGGATTTTTACTTTTTACCTTCTTTAAAGCATTCCTCGCACTGCCTAAACTCTTTTATCAATCCCTCGTTTCTGTTGGTGTTTTTGTGAAGGTTATTGATTCTCGTGATCACAAGCGCCGTTCTTTGCGGGTGATTCGAACACCCTTTTTCGTGATTGTAAAGATTTCTCATTTTTTGGCCGATCCTTTACCAGAGAGACGTTTAATTGTGTCGCGCACTTCCTGAGCTGACGAAAAGCGCGTGTGTTTTTTAAGCCACGTTTTTGCAACATCTTCTTCAAGCAATCTGCATTTACATGGTTGATTTGACGGTTTCATTTAACCCTCCCGCTCATTTCATTCGACAATTTTTCCATCTCGTCGGAAATCTCAGAGAGACGTTTTTGGTCTTTGCAATTTTCAGCCTCAGCCATTAGCATGCGTAAACGTCGCGCTGCAATACATTGGTCACACTCTTCTTCGCCAGAAATACAACGCTCTCGGGCAGTGAGATAACCGCCGCGCTGCGTGGCTACCGACCGCAAATCGGCGTTACCCCTAACGCTGGTTTGTACAGTCGCGGCGGTCATGATTTCACCTCGGATTTTTCATCAATTAAATCTGTTATATGAATGCCATTTTTTCGGTCGATGTCAGTTATTCCGGCATCATCAACGTCGCCACGGATGCCGCTCACGTCGCCACAGATGCCGCTCACGTCGCCACAGATGCCGCTCACGTCGCCACGGATGCCGCTCACGTTGCCACAGATGCCGCTCACGTCGCCACAGATGCCGCTCACGTCGCCACGGATGCCGCTCACGTTGCCACAGATGCCGCTCACGTTGCCACAGATGCCGCTCACGTCGCCACGGATGCCGCTCACGTTGCCACGGATGCCGCTCACGTTGCCACAGATGCCGCTCACGTTGCCACAGATGCCGCTCACGCCGCCACAGATGCCGCTCACGTCGCCACGGATGCCGCTCACGTTGCCACAGATGCCGCTCACGTCGCCACGGATGCCGCTCACGTTGCCACGGATGCCGCTCACGTTGCCACGGATGCCGCTATGCGCACCAGCTATTTTTGTATCTCCAACATAGTGGTAAATCTCGGATTTTAGATATGAGAGCACTCGGTTCATTTCGTCACCTCGGATTTTCTGGGCTTATCCCAATACACCGTTCTACATTTGGGGCACTGTCTAACGATCTCTTTTTGTGGTGCCCAAGTATGCCCACATCGAGCACACGTTAGTTTTTTGATTTTTACATTCACTCACACACCCCCTTGGTGGTTAATTATTTTCTTTCATTGGTGCAATGTTTTAATTGATTGCTTCCATGAATAAATCTAACAAATTTGCAGCCAATTAGCAAGCTAACAATTGCAAATAAAGCAAATATTTTTAGTTTTCTATATAAATCAATGACTATAAGCGTGTTTGTTTGGAATTAAATTTGCAATAAAGGTGACAGTGGAACGTTCATACGATATTTTTAGAAAATTTCATGATAAAACCGGCATAAAAGGTAAGCCGTTTGCAGATTTATTGGCAATTGACACCACTACGTTGAGTCAATATAGGCATGGCAATCGAACTTTTACTCCTGATTTTATTGCTAAATTAGCAAAAATATTCCCAGATTTCCCAATATTAGAATTTGAATTAGCAATAAAAGCAGAAAATGAGCAGGCCGAACAAAACCGAACAGAGCCGATTAAGGCCGACCAGCACGCGCCGATAGACGAAGCCCCGCGCACTGAGCGCGAATTGATGATCTACTATAAGGGTAAATACGAGAGCGCACAGAGTCAGGTTGAAAAACATAACGCTCAAATATCGGCAACGCTCATAGCTGTAATGCAAATGCTTACCAAGACGATACGAACTGAGACTACACATCACGAAGATCAACAGGACACGATACAAAGCGCGGCAAAAGGGTTACCAACTACAAAAACGGTGATCAAAAAGCCGCGTTATACGGCGGACAAATAGACGCAATCATCATAGTTGACACATGAGTGTATTCAGGTTGAATACAGTTTGTTTTCGATTCTCTTTCAAAATCTCCAAAACTAAATTATAATATTTATATGGGGGAGGGAAGAATCAATGAACAAGTGTATTAAGTGTGGTAAACTATTTGAATCACAAGAAAATGGCGATTCTGGAAGGTTGTTACTTTGTGATAATTGCTCAAAACAACCCAAACAAGAAATAAATTCACCGGTAATTATTGCCAATAGTTTTTGTTCTCAATGTGGAAACAATCTTAATCCCAATGATAGTTTTTGCCCTAAGTGTGGTAAAAAAATTGAATTCCAACTACTTCAAATTCCATCAAGCCCTTCAATCAATTCCCGCCCGCGCAATACCAACATTAATAATTCTCAGGATGAAGTCTCAGGCCCAATAATAGCTATTGCAATGGTATTAATAACAATAATTTGTATTGTAGTGTATAAAGTAAAAAAGAACTCAGACGAAGTGGCGGCAAACTCTCCTAAAAAAGACATCGTTTACAATGATGATTATGATGCTTCTGTTCGTCAAATCAAAGAATATCTGAATGCTACTTTACGAGATCCGTCTTCTGTTGAATATGTAAACTGGAGCAAAGTAAAGCATGAAGGAAGCGATTATTATGTAAGATGCAAATTCAGGGCTAAAAATGGATTTAATGGATACAATATAGAGAATAAAGTTTTCTTTATAGATTCCACAGGTAAGGTTTTTTATACAACTGACTTTGATAAAGGCAGCAATTAACATTGTCATGAAAACACTAGTTGCCATTTTATTAACAATCAATTTTGTCTCAACTGCATCTTACCCGGCAACCGATTCTTTATTAGTTCACGATGGCTATTGTTCCTCATGCGAACGCGACTCAAGAGGCAAAATCAAAAGAAGTCCGAAAATGATTAGGCTTTTCAAGCGTGCGCATCCATGCCCGTCAACCGGGAAGCCGTGCTGTAGGTGCCCGGGATATGTCATAGATCATATTAAGCCACTGTATAGAGGCGGGACTGATGATACGTCAAATATGCAATGGCAGACGGTCAAGGAAGCGAAAGAAAAAGACAAATGGGAATAGGCTTATGCCGCCGTAGTCTTTGAAGTTGCATGAGCTGCAACACTAAACGGACTGACTATTGCAAGTGCGCTCTCTGCTGGTCCGGTAACTGCCCCAGATACCGCGTGGATATGCTTATTCAACGTCTCAATAATATCCTCCGTCACCAGCTTCTTCAAACTCTCCCCATTACTCAACTTCACTTCCGCCGCATCCACCGTCACGCTATTCGACTTCACCACTATTTCACCGCTCTGCTTTATCCTGATGCAATTAGTTTCGCTCGTGTAAAGGCATACTTCCCCTTCTTCGAGAACAAAGCGAGCCGATAGCTTGTCGGATGCGATTACGTAAAAATTTCCACCTTCTTTGAGCACAAGGCACGCACTGCCGGGTAACGGATTCGACATAAAACCGAAGTGCTGCATTATCGGTCGATCCCAAATCCTTTCGCCTGCGCGCCCCTTAGCAATCACCGTTGCGAGTTTCCCCGCTTCTTGCTTTACCGAATCAATAACGCCACGAAATAAGATTGCAAGCATTTATCCCCCCATTTTGAGGCCCAGCGCCCCGAGTTTAAGTTCTGTTGTTACGCCATCACTTTTACTTAATTTGTAGGTGCGCCCGTAAATCAAAAGCGCTTCATGCGTGCCGAATATATCATCGTCAACAGTCACAATTGTATTCACTGAATAATTGTTACCATTTGAACTATGCCCGGCAACCGTATAGCTCCATTTTTTCATACTCGCCCGCTGCTCTTCGACAATTTGCAGCGCATCGCTTGACGGGTTTTCGGTGTTGGCTTGGGTAATCATCGGCTTGAAAAAAGGGAATCCCTTAATCGATCGGCTCGCCGAATCAGTATCCCCGAATTGGCTTTGAGCCTGAACGGTTGTTACACTATAGGCGCCAGAAATATCATCATCGTGGCTCCCGCTCATGATATTATTCCCGAACCCGTCACGCCTGCAGGTCAAACCATAGAGCGGATTTCCCGAAGATTTTGGTTTCCCGAATATCAATTTCCCGTTGGTTGACGAATAGAAAATCAATCCATTATGCGAAGCGTAATGTTTGAGTGCTCCAAATACCGTTGCACCCGGTTCAATGCATCCGTAAGTGGGCGGCCCGATCATCCCGGCAGATCCGTCTTCGAAAATCACATCACTTTTTTTGATGAAGGGAACGTCTCTCATAAGTCGAAGCGCGAGGGCTTTAAGACTCACCCCGTTCAGGCTATCCGCTTCAGCAAAGTCGTTCGTGTGATGATCGCAAAGAAGTCCGATCAAATCCCGCCCAGATATCGTCGCGGATATGCCGCCCTTGTCGTACTTGGTTGCCACCCGATTGATTATACCTGTAAGTTCAATGCGCCCGTTTACGGAAAGCGTACAGAGTTTCCCGACCTTTATAATATCGGGCACCATTCCGGAAGTCTCGAACGAAAATTCGTCGGCCCCGCTGAACATCTCCGAATCGACGGAATAAGAAGTGAAATTCGATATTTCGTAACCGTCAACATTAAGTTTGATCGTATCCACCAATTACCCCGCAATCACCGTGATTGCGCCCGGCCAAATCATCTCGTAAGAAATCGGCCCCCATGTTGGAGCAACGTTTGTCGGCATGGTGCAATCGAGCGCGCCGTTTTCAATTGCAATTGACACTATAGACGCTCCGTAAAGCGTTCGTCCCGGTGTCAGGTTACGGATATATTGATTGATAGCCTCCGCAATCGTCACCCTCTGCACGCTCGTTGTCCCGGTGACCGTGATCGATATATTTGCATTATGCTTCTCGATAGGAACTACAAGGAAATCCCAAATGCCTACCGGGCGGACGTCGTTTATGTGATTGGTTATCGTGTCAACTAAATCAAGCGGGACATTGCCTGTAATATCAACCCACACAACGCCGGTATCGCTTGTCGGATTGGATCCGTTAGATACGCCTCCCGCAGTAGTTTGGAATGTCCTTCCGCTCCATGACACGACAGAACCCGCAACGTAGGCGTAAGTATTTATCCATGCAGGAGCACTCCACGCCCCGGTAAGCACGACGTTGATTGAGCCAGCGCCGCGCGCGCCCTCATCGATAAAAACATCACCTACAACGACAGGAATATTTCCGGGAATGTAGGAATAAGAAATTCCTACATCTTTCGGCCAGCTCAACCAGTCGTTTTTATTCCCGCCCGCCGGCGGAGTCCTGATTTTTGTCAATAGGCGCGAAGATAGCGACGCGTCGTTCTCTCCCGCGAGCCTCCACACGTCGTATAGCGCAGCGTGACGGTCAAGCGTTGATGAATCACACTCATCGATGAAACTTTGCCGGAGAATCCAATCTTGATATCGGTACGCGCTCCACAACGCCGAAGCAAGCGCGACGCATTTTATAAATATCATGCTTCCGACGGACGTGTCGGCATCGGGGAATTGCGTTCGCCAACTGGTAAGCAATCCCTCAAGAATATCATCGAATGATTTGGTGTATGCGTTCATTATGCGTAACTCCTTAAATCGTGGATATCATCGCTTGTCACCGTGATTGTTTTTGAAAGGAAAACTTTAGTTCCAGTACGCGCTATTACTTCGTAAATCCCGCCCTTAACAAGAACAATTTCCAACCGTCCATTTACAAGAGCACCCATCACCCTGTGCCCGGTAAGTATGGCGCTGCTTATCACCTGTCCGGTGTCCGGAAGCGGATCGGCAAAGATCACCGCATCGGTGTCGGTATTTGCAAGTTGAATGTATGCAGTTTGGTAATTTGCTTCTGGCTGCGTCGCAGAATGAGCCGTGCCGACCATGGTCACCGTAGCATTAGCAGAAACCGCAATTGATATATTCGGTATCGAATATCCCGCTTTGAACGCCTTGACCGTAAACGATCCCGCATCAAGCGAAAGATTCTGAGCCGGATCGACTCCGCCGTTGCTGTTAGTTTGGGCTTGACGAACAGTAACACCAGAAGTATTGACAAAGTACACATTGACCCCGGGAATTGCAAGGCCGTTTATGTCGTTCACTTGAAGGGTAATCGAGTATAAGCCTGCGCGGTTGATTGCGCTTGCAACAGCACTGGCAATTGCACTGGTATCGACAGTTACACTGGCATTTGGAGTCGAAGCGTTCAGCGAAGCTTTCTCCGTAGCGTTAAAATCAGTAGCCCCGATAGCATTCTTGACAGATTTGATATTATTGCTACCGTCGAATTGCAGTTTATCGGTTTGAGTTTTGATTGCAGTCATATCAGCATTCGACGAAATAGCCTGAGCCGTTGCCGGAGCTGATCGACTACTCACCGCCGCATCGAGATTGCTTCCTGCGCATCCGTTGGCAGCCGAAACTACACGGAAAGTATCAACAACACCTTTGCCCGCGACACTATTGACAGTTGCAGCAATGGAAATATTTACAATATCGCCTGAGCTGTAGGCTGGAACCGTGCCCGTGATTTTATACCGCCCTGCGTCGATAGGTGCAACAGTCAAGGCAAAGCCAGAATCGTCAACCCCGTTGCGGTTTGCTGTTGCTACTGGCAGAGAGTCCGAGGTCGTTGCCGCGCCAGTATCAAAGCGCTGCGTGGTGAACTCCGCATAGTACGCATCACTCGGATAATAAAATTTCATTATATAACTCCTTTAATGATCGATGAGCCGATGACTGAACTGCCCCCGCCCACTGTTGCCAACCCCGACACCACCGCGCCCCTATTTTTCGGATTGTAATTTAGCAGCAGTTTTTGAGGGTCGAGCGCGTCGTTGCGTGATGCCTCGTAAGCGGCCAGATCGAATGCCCCCGCTTGCGGAGCGTCGATATATCCGTATGCGGTTTCAGCGGGGAGCACGTTGGAGGTTGCGGGAATTGTGACGGGTAATTCCCAAATTGGCTCCGCGTCACTCCATCGGCATTTCATATACTGAGATCTGTATTTTAACAGTATAAAAACCTTATTTGACGCATCATAAAAAGTGAAATAGACGTTTAGTTTCACCCATCCCGCGCTTGTAAGCGTAAACGTTATCGATGTGATATTGCTCCAATCCGAATTGGTGCTGCGAATCGGAATCGGGCTGTTTGACGTGCTGAACATCGCCCCTGTAGGCAGTTGCGCTTCTATCCAGCATTGTTGATCTGTCAAGTTGTTGATCTGCGAGTTGATCGCAAGCGAAAGCGTGTGCGTCCCTGTTGGTAAATAAATCTCTTGCGCTTGAAGCTTTACTGGCGCAGCATATCCGATAGATCCGCCATTGTTGTTTCGGTATCCGGTATAGTTGCCGCTTTGTAAATTCGAGAATATTTCTATGCAGCTATCAACGCCGGAGGGGAGAGTTACGTTTGAATCTCCGACGTTTTTTGTGATAGTTCCGATTGACATTAAAAATTGTTGTTCAGTGCCATTGTAAAATGACTTTTTAACTCTTAGCCGGTGATTACCTGTAACGCCTCCTGCCAACGTCGCAGCAGTGGTCCCAATGTCTGACCCGAGTATTCTAACTACTGGATAACTCGCGTATCCGGACAATGCGGTCAAAATGTTATATCCGCCGCAATCTATAAAATCAATAGTGGATACTGCGTTGTTTATAGTCCCTGTATTAGTTGCACAGTAAAAAAAACAGCGCTTAAAAGTTACCTCTATCATGGCTCCAAGCGCACAGCCACTTGTCCTTATGTTCAAAACGCAGCTCTCTGTTATTGATGTTGTTGGGCCATTATAATACATCGGCCATGCGTTATTCAAGTCATCAACAACAACATTTTTAACTCTCCAATTATTTGCCGATGTAGTGCTAAATGTCCCACCACTTCCAGATGCATACCAGGTTTTAAGCCTCAAATTTTGGAACTCAAGCCAGGTGCGGGAAATGCCTGTTAAAACTACGAGGTTTGAACTAACCTGAAATATCGGCTGACCATTCCCAAGCGCAAACCAATCCGATTTTTTGTGAGTCCACGCGCTATCATTTATTGCGTTAAAAGTGTCATAATATTCGTCTTTATTAACTGTAAATGCCACACCTGTTGCCGTAGCACCTGCATATACGCGATTGAGTTGTACCGATGAGGTACTGATAACTCGGCCGATCATGTAGGTAGCACCGTCAGGCCCGATAATGTCACGGGAGAGGTGCAGCGCCTCGGTTATTGTGGTGTTGATATTTGCAAGGGTACTGTTACCATTTGTAAAATCTCCGGTCAACGAAATAGCCGGACGCGGACTGCCGATGAAACTGATATAATTGTTTTTAGTTCCGTTTTGACCAATGGTTATCGTGGTCGAATTAGTTTCATTTACATCCGCAGCAATCCATAGTTTATCTCCTGCCGCGAGCGTCAGCGCCGATGCTTGTTTTAGTGTTTTCAGCGCCAAATCAAATGATAGTCCGCTATTCGCGTCATTGCCCCATGTGTTCGAGATGAAATAATTCGCCATTAGTAAGCCCTCCCGCAAGTCGGACAGGTATGAACCACCGGAGCCGGAGCACAATACTGCACCACGCACGGCGCAACTAACCCCAGCACCATATCACGCAGCCCTGGTATCGGCACCATGCCGCACAATTCATCGAGCATAGGACAATGCACATTCGCGCCCATTATCGTTTCAAACTGCCCCGCGAGCGCGTCAACCTGTTCTGCGCTCATAAAAGGTATCACAATGTCAAACGCTTGTCGTTGCGCGCCTACGGGCAGAGAATCGACCGAGGACTCCCCGCGTACAAGGTGCTTAGGAATCGGGTTACGATAAATCCGCTCATCGAAATCGGTCGGCCAAATGTCAAGCACTGCGACGCACTCGCCGGAACGGTCAACGCTGTTATGTATCACCCAATATAGAGTCGCGCTCATTTCAACCTCTCAAAATTCGCTTGTGTAAACTGCCGCGTCTCAACCTCATACTGTTCCGGTTCCCGTGTTGGTTCGGTTCTCCCGAGATACAGCCGCTCTCCGCCGTCAATCTGCACATCGATGCACGTCACCTCCGCGCCGTCGGGGAGCGAATCGAGCAGGCGCTTTGCGTGTTTGATGTTCAATTGTAAATTTCCTCAAACCATTCCTTCGGTGGTCTCAGCGTTCGCTCCCCGTGGTGTAGCGTTGTAACTTTCTGCACGTTCCCGAGATCAACCGCGTATCGCGCCGTGTCAATCAACGTATCGTACCGCCCGAGTTCCGTTTCGCGGATAATGCGGATCGGAGTCGGGGTTGAGATCATCGAAATGAATAATAGAGAGAGCGCATAAATCATTCCGGCGTCCCCATCTGATTTTTTGAATTTGTAAACAGATTTTTTACAAGGTACGCAATCCCCGCCGCGACACCCGAAAGCCCGATTTGCTTCAGTTGGGCTATATTAGGGACCTGCCCGCTTTGCAGCATGGGAACGATTGCAGTCAACACGCTCGCGCCGATTGAAACAACAATACCTTTACTTAGGTCATTCATTCCGAGAGATAAAAATTTAGAATTCATTTGTCAATCCTTTGCTAATATTTCGGTTTTAGTTTTTCCGTAGTCCTCAGATTCCCATTTAGTAAATGTTCGAAGCCAGCCGACTTGTGCAAACCATTTCATCAAATCTAATGGCGAAACGAGCGCCGGGTAATCATCGATGGTCCAGCCCTCCGGTATTTCAAAATCTTTTACGATCGGCTGCAACCATTGCAAATACAGAACGTAAAGCATCGAGCATACCGGCAACTTCTCGACCGGACGTTTATCATCGGTCAAAAAACGCGTGAGATTGCGCAGAGGATAAGGAATATGCTCATCAAGCCGATTTTGAAACCACATGCAGCTTGCTCTCTGTAAATCCTCATTGTCGATGAGACACGGTGGGACTGCCACAAAAACGATATGATCGGACCATTTCGATTCCGAGCACATGCCTATTTGGTCAAAGCGGCGAATCCCGTCTTGAAGATTCATCTCCAACATCGTTAGCGTACCGCTATCCCGAGGCCAAGAGATAGAGACGTGCGAAGGTATCCGGGAGTCAAGCGCTGCCGATGGCCCCGCTTCACCGGTGCGTATAGCAGCCCCTACAACATCGAGCGTGTCGGTCCAGCCGACGCAGGTGCCTGGGATTGATAGTTGAAGCCAGTCGATTACACGTGGCATATATTATCCTGTGATGACAGCACTTGTGAATTCTATTGTAGTTCCAACAGGTTTGAGTTTTTCGAATACTTCTCTTAAAGCGGTATCTGTTTCAATGTTGGTTCCAAATATCTGCCAAGTAAACGTCTCTCCGCCATTTGTCGAATCATAAATCATATCTCCGCATTTTGATACATCGGATCTAAATGGGATATAAATCCCATCGAGGATATTAAACCACTTCGAGCTTGATCCGGTCTCGAGAGTATACCCAAGTGATTCCGCGATACTCACGAAATATGCAATCGACAATCCGCCGCGCGCCCTCATGGATGAAATCACGCGCAATCGTCTTTGCTCTATGGTCAACGACGAATCAAAAACAAGTCCGTATTGAGCTTCCCATTTATCAATAAACGACGCGGTAGTATCGGGTAGCATTTCGGTTATAATAGTTGTGGCAGAATCTTTTAAATTCTGAACCGCCATCGATTCCAATGTGTTATCTAAAATAAAGTTTGGTCCAAGTCCTAACATTACCAACTCCCCTTAGTTGATCCGATAACACTGAACCAAGTGAATACCACGAACTCTTCGCCATTGTTTCTAAGTACAGTTATGGTGAGCTTTATTTCGTTTTTGCTTGAACTTGATCGTTCGACATCAACCGTAATCGATTGGGATTTTCCGGCTGCAATAATCCACTTCAAAGCATCGTTGGAATATTGCTTGATCTTCTCGATTGAAATGTCACTTACTTTTTGAATCTCATGAAGACGGCTTCCGAATTCTGGGTTAGTAAAAAGCGTCCCTTTTTTGACATGTAAACTCAGATAGATATTATTATAAAGCGAATCTGCGAACCCTGAAACGCCTTCGGAGGGGATAGTAACATCGTTAGTTCCTTTATCATCTGTAACCAGAGCTATGTCTTTCATAAATCTCCCGCCGGGAAGATAAGGGAATTATTATTGTTATTTAATTTGTTGCTGAATGCAGGCTGTCTATTTTTTATTTCAACAGCATTAAGAGCGACCGCTTTAAATAAAATTTGATTGTTACCGTCTGGATGTTCTGACATTTTATTATCATGATTGCATGCATTAAGTAATGTGATATTTTGCTTATCTTTTATCAATAGCAAAATGACATTTGTATCGTGGTTTCCGGAAGGGAACGGTAAATCGGAACGCGATAAATCAATAGCTGGGGAATTTGATTCTTCACCCTTATAATTCCCGCCACCATACGCGAATTGCTCCCCATATCCGTACGCCATTGGTTATCCTATCAGTAAAGGTAGTATGTGATCGTTTGTAGTGGAAGTCCTATTGTTCCAGTATTCCAAGTTAGATTATAATTGCTACTGAGTGTAACTTGTGTTATTCCTGTCGTGCTGATTTCTTCTCTGTAAAAACGAATAACTGAATAAAAGCCGCCCCCGAAAATAGGAACACCTTTAATTTTTACTCCGTTTTCCAACACGACGACGCTGCAGTTATAGCCAAAGTATCGTCTATCCCTTTATAAAACCCGCTCCCGTACGTCCGCGAAGTACCATATCCCACAGATTACCTCTATCTTTACATTAGATATGGATTGTCCTATTAATGCGTCCCCTCGAATATCAATTGTAAATTAATCGAGTATCCTAAATTATTTTTAACCCTCACGTACCATCCGTCATAGTCATTATAAAAACATAATTTCCCTGATGCGGTATTATCATTTACGGAAATACGACTCAATGGGTTTGAGATAATTATACAAGGGGTTGCCGCTCCGTCATTGTTATCATAGAGCACCTCTCCGGCCGTGGTAGCATATGCACTCCCGTCATTGCGTTGGGCGAGTACTTTTATAAATGTGTATTTACAAGGGATATACACAATATTGCCGTTTGATAGTTGATAATTGAGCAAGCGCACACCGTAATTACCATCTGCATATGTTGATACGATCTCGGTGTGCGAATGCGCGGAGGGGGTGTATGTTGAAGGCGTATTGGTTATATTACCCCAATGCACGGATGCTTGACCGTTGGTTTGTAGTTGCGTTTTAGTGTAGTATGTCGCATCATGGTTATGATTCGCGCTTTGATCTCCGGTGAGGTTGCCGGTTGTCCATATTGAGTAATCATCACCGATCCAGTCTTTAATCCGTAAATTTGATCCACCCGCATAATACAAAGCTATCGCATCTGTGCCTGCGCGATGAAACGCGATTCGAGGGCAACTATTGTCAGTTGTCCGAATTTGAATATGTGCATCTATATATGAGTTGTTAGACACTGCTGGCACATTAAATATTGATAGCAATTGTCCAGTCACCGTCCCCCCGCTCAGCGCAAGCGCCCCAATCCCCGCCGGAGTCGGAGTGAGATTCGCGCTTGTCCAAGGGGTGCCACCATTGACATTGCTGGCGTTTAATTGGCCCGCTAATGTGCCACCTGTCAATTTCAAATAGGTTGCATCATGGTTATGATTCGCGCTTTGATCTCCTACTAAGTTTCCTGTGTGCCAAATGTCATTCGACCATACTTTCGCAATTCCTGCGCCTGTGCCAGTTGGAGATCTCGATATATAAAGCATCGATTGTTTTGAAGAATTATCATCATTAGCAGCCTCTATATGAAGGTCTCCTCCATCTCCGTATCCATCGTGGGTGCTAATCCTTACCTTTTTTAAATTTGCACCTAAAGAGGAAGTACTTAAAATTAAACTGGATAATGTACTTCCACTTATAGTTACATCGCCATTAACTGTACCTCCTGTCAATTTCAAATACTGCGAATCATGATCATGGGTGGAGGGAGGGTAAGTAGAAGGGGTATTTGTGATGTTCCCCCAATGCATCGAAGCTTGTCCGCTCGTCTGCAAATTGGTCTTTGTATAAGCATCGGTAATTCCGTACCCGTTGATAGTAGTAGGCGTACTTGTGATAGTTGACCACGCTTGATTATGAGCCGTTGGGGTGCGCGCATCTGATAAGCGAGAATCCGATGTGTAAACTCCATTTGTCACCGTAGAAGCGTTCCCTGTTACGTTCCCAGTCAAATTCCCAACAAATGAATTTGATGCTGTAACATTCCCGCTAAATTTGCCGTTTACTCCAACAATAGAATCACCTGAATGTATCTCTGCTACGCTGAGATAGTTTGTTAAAAGAGTTCCGCCTATTGAAGACTGAGGCGATGTTGACAATGGATACATTGTCCCTACAGTAATAGCGCTTGTGCTATTACTGCCAAAATTGATAGTTCCTGATCCAGTTATCGATCCTACACCTATTGCGCGAGCACTCACTGAGTCTCCGACAATTCTCCCGCCTACCCTCAAAGAATCGGCTGCAACTTTCCCTGTAAGTGCTCCGAGCGTGGTGATTGGATCGCTACCTCCCGCGCCATGAGTCGAAGCGTGTGTTGACGGTGTATAGCTTGCTGGTGTTCCGGTAATCGTGCTCCAAGCTTGATTATGAGACAATGGAGCCGCCCCAATATCGCTTAACACCTGCGACGAAGTGCGTCTTGTCAGATAATAGCGATTGCTATCAGCGGTTGTTGGGTCATAGGTGATGAAGTTAGTTCCGGCTGTTGCAAGCGCTGGCACGTTGCCGACGTACAGTTTAGATTTAGTTTGCATCTCACCGTAGAAAGTCGATTTCGCTTTTAGCGGTGAGTAAATCGCGTAATTGTTCGCGCCGCTGTCAGGCTTGACAATGTACAACCCGATATTGCTGGTCCCGCTGTCTGCTGCTGTATAAATCCCGTAATTGGTGTGTCCCGCGTTTGGAGAATTGCTATTAAAATATCCTGCAAAGGTTGACCCCGTTGCAGGTTTAAACTTAACAGCAACGCTTAGCCCGACAGGATTCGCAGTATCATTTATGTTAACTGTCGCGGCATTTGTATTCGTTGTCGTGTTGACATTTAAGCGACTGCTCCCGTCGATGTAGACGTTGCTGGAGCTGAGCGTTGTTGAGCTTGTAGCATAGGGGATGTATCCGGTAGCTACTCCGTGAGGATACGCCGATGAGGGGGTTCGGGCGTCTGATAAACGGGAATCATTACCTTGACAAGCCGTCCCAGCTGTAGTACCATAGGTCACAGGTGCGACAGTCGATCCATTGACAATTAAGGCTCGCGTATTAGTTGAATCAACAACGAGCTTTCCAGCAATCCTTACCGAATCAGCTCTTATCAATTTCTTAATATTAACTGTGCCGCTTGCCGCTTTTACGGTGTCGATACTGATCGATGTCGCCGAAACTGAACTTACCAAAAGTAAACAAAATAGGAATCTTTTCATCATATCACCTCGAATGGAATTTTAGTTACCCAAGTACTTGATTCGTACCGCTGAATCAAAAGTGTTGTTCCTGATACACAAATGCCAACTGTTCCTTCTGTCAATGCCCCAAAAATCAACCTGCCTGAATCGTCAACCGAAATTATTGATCCATTACCAGAAGAAACTATTTGATTATGAACGTGCCCCTCATGCGAACAGGGTGTCCCCGCCTTTGGGCCAACCTTAGCAATAATATCATTATGAAATTGGTCCTCTGTGGGTCCCCATGGGGCCGGATCTCCCGCACGATTCAAAAGATACCCTGAAATATTTATTGCCATTATTTACCCATCACAGGGATTAAGATTGTACCCGACACCGATTGCGGATCTTTTATTGTAGGGTTGACTTCAAGTATTAATTCAGCATCGTTATACGGAAGCCCCTCAATGAGGCATATTAAATGCAAAGGAAGGTCGGTTAAATATTCCTTCTCAACTAAAAGTGCATATTTTACCGCAACCTCTCTGAGATATCCGTTAAGCATTGCTGCTTGTTCCATCAATCCGGGAATGCTTCTATCAATTGACAAAGCGTAATTTATCGCATCGCATGCATTCCACACCACAAGTTCGAGTTCGTTGCGAGTCATCGGCTTGTCGGCATTCGAAGAGCTCAAACGATTCCCCAATATGTCAAAGCTTGAGGTTTTGTTTGACTGTGTTCGATTTGCCCGAGAAGAGGTATCGGAAGTCAATATTTTAGAAGTCTCAAATACAAGCGTCGATGCAACCGCCGCGCACACGATAGGGTAAGTTCCCGAGACATTGCTTTTAAATGTATTCGAGAATTGATTGAGCGCCGATTTCATATTTCTTAAAAGCGCCGCCGGGGATGAATCGGCAAAAGCGGTCGTCACTGAAATAGCAATTCTGGAAGTTGCCTGAAAGGTTTTTTCTGCAATTATACCCGGTAAAGTAATAGGAAATGTCACTACCGAAACCGCCGCGTCATCTGTCGATTCTATCGCCGACGCGTAAGAGTCAACCGCCGAAGAATACTCATCGAGAGAATTTATCAAGCTTAATGCAGCGTTTGAAATACCGGTAATTTGAGAAGCGAACGATACCCCTTTTGTCAATGGTGTTCTTACGAATGAGCGCGCATCGCTTAATGTTTGCACTAATGATTCAATGAACGATTCTGAAGAGCCGTAAGCCGAAACCCAATAAGATGCAAGCGCCTTTTGTGTGATATCTCCCGACGGCGAAACGAATATCGGAGCGTATAATTCTTCGACGAATTCGATTGATAGTTCGGCTGTCAATTCTCGGTCATCGTGCTGGACTTTAATTGAGCGACACCGGCCGTTCATTGTTCCGTAGAGGGGGTGAACGAGTTCGACAAGTTCATTGCTTTGGATATAAGAGAGCAAATAGGTGTGCTCTTCGTATCGATCATTAAAAAAATACGCAGTGAATGAAATGACTCGAGCTTTCATTCCCATATCATCGGTCTTCGCGCCGTCAACGAACGGGAATTCGTATTGAGCAACCGACTTTTCAAGCCCGTCACTTATGGAATCAATGTCGATTTTGTAACCTGCGAGAGTGGCTTCAAGCATCTTTGTTATCCGTCAATTCCCGGTGTATTCGGGTGTCTTAGCATAAGAAAACGACCCTCTGCCGTTTTTAGTAGTGACGGAAGAAACAGGAATATTTTTCCCGTCTACATTGACCACTACCGCGACATTGTTATTCAATTTACTTTGGAAATTGTTTTGTAATTCATTACCTGAAGAATGGGCGTTCCCATGCGCGGCATCCCAAGCCTTGCCAATTTTCCCACCATTAAAAAGATCAACAATTGCTTCAGCATAATTTTGATACTTGCCGCCTGACACAATATTTGTCAATCCTGATACTGCACCTTCTATCATATACGTGGTTGCTGCCGCCATACCGACAGGCCCAAGCACACCCATTACCCTGCTTGCAATCCCTCCTGACAATCCGCTGCCCGCATATTTGTACCACGCGCCCTTACCTACGCCGCCAGGCAAAGAGCCCCCGACTCCCGGAATAGGCAAGTGAGGTAAATCGTCATCATAGCCGCTACCACGTCCAAAACCGCCGCCGGGCATATTCACCACAAACACCGATTGTACTCCCAACTGTTCGTAAAGCTTTCCCTTTGCGATATTGGCGCCTATCGAACCTTCGCCTTCAAGAAACTTGCTTACTCCTCCGGCAGCTGCACCACCCTTACCGGTCAATCTGCGCTTTAATATCTGTGATCCTACCCAAGCCAATCCGCCGGCGGCAACAGTCCCTCCTATCAAATCCATTCCAGAGAGACCAAGCCCGCCCTTTTCAGGTGACTTCATGAGCTGATTAAGCCCATTGGCTAAAACTTTATTGATAGGTCGCGCAAACGATTCGCCCGCCTCTTCAAGCAAGTATTTCAATTTTGCCGCTTGATCAACCGCATTATTCATCGCATCGTCAAGGTGCTTTTCTACGAATCCTGCAGAATCAATAAGGCTTTTTGATACATCGCCAGACTTTCCAACGGCTCCCGATTCAAGCAACATTTGAAGCGACCGCATCGCCCGTGGATCTCCGCCGCCTGCAATGTGGAAAAGCAGTTTTGCGCGCGCCTTTTCATCGAGACTTGAATATTGCGCCGATATTTCTTTTAAAACCTGCAGCGGATCTTTACGATTGCCTTGATCATCGAAAAGTTTTATCCCTTTGAACTTCGACATCGATCGTAAATTCGTAAACAGTTTCAAAACTTGTTCGGTGATATAAGAAATCTGTTCTGGATTTTTAGTAACACTCGAACCCATCTTGACAAGTGTCAAAAGAGAATCGCTTGACATCCCGGAAAGTTTCGCCATCATGGAGCTTTGCGCGTAAATTGCAGCTACATTTTCAGCGCCGCCCGCTCCTACTCCGAGCGCCGATATTTTGTCAAGAAGCGCGGCGGCCTGTTTTGGTTTCTCAAGGTCTAAATCAAATGATTGCGACGCAGCGGAAAGAGCTCTTCCGAGCGTATCGGCAGAAGCAAGAGAGACTTTTGAAGCGTCATTTAAAGCGCCAAGGGAAGCGCGCGCGCCCTCCCAAGTCCCGGTAAGCTTCACCATGTTCCCGAACATGTCGGCAACACGCTCGCCGCCTATTCCGGTACGTATTCCGAGCTTGTCAACCTCTTCGCGCATCTCTGCAATGCGTTCACGAGACTGCCCTGATGACACGCCTATTTGATTTACTGCTTTGTCAAGTTTCGCGCTACCTTTAAGGATTTCATACGCGCCGAAACCAATGCCTATAGCTTCGAGCTTACCCTTAATTTTATCGAAGGATTGATTGAGAGATTCGACTTCATGCTTTGAGTTCTTCGCCCAAGACTTTACATCCGTCCCGGATTTCTTGAGCGCGTCGGTAAGAGGTCCGGATTTCGCCAAGAATTCGATATAGAGTTTTAAGTTGTCTTGGCTCACTATTTCACCCTATTTTTTTACGGAAAACTTTTGCTTTGATCGTTCCGGTATCGGACTTGACACCGTTTTCTTTTTTCGAAATCTCAATAAATTCATCAAGAAATCCTTCGGCTGTTTGTAAATCCATATTGTGAATCTCATCGAGCGAAAACCCGATTTTTTTCAGCAACAGAACAAGTCGAAGGTATCCTTTGCGAGAATCAGTCTTTTTTGATCCTATTTTTTTTAAGCCGCTCATCTGCGGCAAGGAGTTCTTCGAAATCGTCCCGATCCATGTCAAGGATAGTGTCGGGAGTGATCTTCTCCTTCGGAATGCCGCCAATGCTTATGCGGCGCGCATAGACGTGAGCTGATTCAACAAGAGGGTTGTCGGTGCCTGCGAGTGCCGAAAGGACTTCTGCGTTGTCGCGGACAGTCTGAGGGCGCAATTCGAAGGAAGTGTAAGTGGAGCCTTCGAATTCAACGCCGATTGGAAGGGTGCCTTTTTCAGTGATCATTTTATTTACCTCGTTTTCGTGGGTTACCAGATAGGATATTCAAATTCAAATGGGCAAAAACCTTTATTGCCTGATCCGCAAAAACCAGAGAAATACCCATAAACAGGAGCCGGGCTTGCGCTGTCATCGCATGTTGTTCCGAAGAAACTTACGCTTCCATCGGTATTAATAGTAATGGTTCCCAATCCGAAAGATTTCGCTCCATTTATGCAGGGAGCAAATCCCCGCACCGTTGCAGTAGGTCTTAAATTTAAGGGCAATACTAAACTTGAATCTACGCCTCCGAATTCAAGTCCATAAGTTAAACTGCCGCCTGTTAATTGTGAGATTCCGCTAAAATACAGCTTGATAATTGCAGGATCACCAGTGTTAATAGCTTCTCTTCTTGACCAGTGTATATTGACATTTCTCGCACTTGAATTGACGCTTGCATCGAAGTAATTAGATCCGAATATTCGTGAAATATTACCTTCTGTCACTCCAACAATATGAGCCACCGGATCGATCTTCGGAGCATGCCCGTTCGTATTCGCCCCATCATGCACAATCCCGGTGCTGCCATCGACGCCATTAATCGCATTCAAATACGCGCTATTTACAACCGTACCAGCGCTTAAAACTGTCTTTGACATATCCAATTACTCCGAAGTGGAAAAGGGGCGCGAATTCCACCCCAATCGATTAAAGCAGGTCGATTCGTTCAGCCAACACATGCATCCCGCGCACGATAGGTGCCGGGATCCGCGCATTTACTCTCGTAACGTCGGTCAAGTCATCTTCAACAATCAGATAGTCGATGTAATTTGCAACGCCTTCAATAAGTTCCAGCTTTTCGCACTGAATA